CTTGGACTTTTATAACGCAAACAAGAAAGTTGCAATAGAGGTTCAAGGTAGGCAGCATCAAAAATACATTGAATTCTTTCATGCAGATAGAATTAATTTCTTGCATCAACTAAAGAGAGATCGTAAAAAAGAACTTTTCTGTGAAAAAAACGGTATTATTCTTGTAACGATTTTTGAAAACGAAGAAATAAACACTTCTTTGTTTGAATCTCAAGGTGTAATATTATAATAATAAATGAAAAGAGAACAGAACTCAGAAAATTTTAAAAATTTTAAAATACCTGAGAATTATTTTAATAAACTTTTTGAGTTCACTGGATCGGATGATTCGTCCAGAGGTTTTATCGTGGCTTACGTTGATCAAGATGGTTGTCCAGTTATATATACTAAAGTAGCCAGTTCTATAGTCGAAATGGGCTTGAGGAAAGCTTTAGAAAAATATTTAATCGAAGCGGAAAACAGCGAAGAAAGTGTTGACATGAGCAACGAGTAAGTGTATCCTCCTGTAGGATGATTTATTCTTACGAATTAGAAACACAATTGCTCGCTGGATTGCTTAAATATCCAGAAAAGTATTTAGAAATTTCGGCCTTCATTTCAGAAAAAGACTTTTGGAATGAAGGTTCTAAAATCAATCGCACCCTTTTTAAGGTTTTAAAACAGGCAGTAGAAAATGGAGAAACGATAGATGATATCGTGTTGACTCAACGAGTCAAAAGTCTTGGCATTTCATTCGAAGACAACATAGATCCATTAGATTTCATTCAATCTCTCTCTCTTAGAAAGATTTCTAAAGAAACAGTTCTTTCAACTGCAAAAGAACTTAAGAAATTCACTATGAGAAGAGAGATTTATTCTTGTTGCTCAGATATCGGCAAGAAGATGAGATCAATGCCATCTTCCACTGATTACGCAGGAATCATTCAAACTGCTGATGAAATATATAATGGTCAAATTAATCTCTACGAGACTGGCGTAGATAAGCCAATAAATATTTATGAAAAGATGGAAGACCTCATTGAAGAGAGAGGCAACAATCCAATCGATCAATTTGGCTATGAAGGTCCGCATCCCAAACTTCAAGGAATGTATGGATCTCTTCTCAGACCGGGAAATATCACTGTCGTTGTGGCCCGTTCTGGTGTTGGTAAGACTCAATTTTGTTTAGATTTTACCACTAAGGCTTGCGCTCGCTATAACCTTCCTCTTCTTCATTTTGATAACGGAGAAATGAGCGAAGAAGAACTTATCAGCCGCCAATGTGCCGCACTTAGCGGAGTTCCTCTTTATTTGATTGAGAGCGGAAACTGGCGTAAAGCTGGAGAATCTATTGTTGAAAAGGTTCGCTCCGTTTGGGAAAAAGTAAGAAAGCAAAAACTTTTTTACTATAATGTCGGCGGAATGAACGTAGACGCTCAGATCAATCTTCTTAAGCGTTTTTATTATTCTGAAGTAGGCCGAGGAAATCCTCTTATTTTCAATTTTGATTATATTAAGACTACTTATGAAAACTCTTCTAATAATAAAAGCGAACATCAAGTTGTTGGCGAACTAGTTGATAAGTATAAGAAATGTATTCAGCGCGAAATCATAAGTGACGCAGGTCCATGTATTTCAATGTTTACTTCAGTACAGTCTAATCGAACTGGTATTGTAAACAATCGCCAATCAGCTAACGTAGTGGATGATGAAAGTATCGTTTCTCTTTCAGATCGTATTACTCAGTTTTCATCTCATATGTTTATTCTTCGCAATAAAACAACAGATGAACTTCAGAATGAAAAAGGATTCGGCACTCATAAACTAATCAATGTAAAAGCAAGACATCTTGGAAGAGATGTTTTTAGTGCGATCAATCCAGTTAAAATGCCAGACGGTTCTTTGAAGAAGAATTTTGTAAATCTAGATTTTAATAACTTTGCAATTACAGAAAGAGGAGATCTTAGAGACATCGTTGATGGTCTAAGCGCAAACGCTTCGATTTCAAACGACTCTGATGATGACGTTCCAAATCTTACCGCCTGATATATGGACCAAGAAAAAATAGAAACTATTCTTAGTCAGCTAGGGTATAATCTTACTGATAGAGGCTCGTACTGGCAAACTAACGCAATCTACAGAGATGGCGATAATAGAACCGCATTGCAAATCTGGAAAGACACTGGAATTTGGCGAGATTTTGTAGCAAATACCGGATATATGCCATTTAAAAAGTTGTTGTCTTTGAGTGTAAAAGATAATGACTCTGAAATTGAACAGCTAATTAAAGATTTAGATAACAACGAAATTTCAGATTTCGAAAGAAAGCCAATTCAAAAAATGCAAGTCGATCAATTCTTCGATCACGACGAAATCAAAACTCTTTTACCACATTATAAGTTTTATAATAATAAGGGTATTTCCGATTCAACCTTAAAATTATACAATGCTGGATTTTCAATGTCTGGTAAAATGAATGGCAGATTTGTTTTTCCAATATACGATGAAAACAACCGAGTAATTGGCATGACTGGTCGCCATCTTCTTTGGAAATCTAGCAGTTCTTTTCCCAAATGGAAACATATTGGAAAGAAAGCTAACTGGATATACCCAATAAATTTAAAGTTCAACAACGAAGCAAAATTTCAAAATGCTGTTGAAAATTCAAAAGAGATAATTCTAATTGAAGGTATCGGCGATAGCTTGGCATTATCTGAACAAAATATTTATAACCACATGGTTATATTTGGTCTTGAAATCAGTTCAAAGCAAACATCCTATTTATTATCTCAAAATCTTAATAAGATAATTATTGCCACCAACAATGATAAAGATAAAACCTCCAACAGAGGATTAGAAGCTGCGATTAAGATTTATCTAAAACTAACAAGCATTTTTGACATTTCTAAACTTGAGATACGACTTCCATTGATGAAAGACTTCGGCGAGATGCTTGAGAATAACATTGAAATAGATAAGTGGATAAACAAGAAAAATAATAGAATTGCTCAAATTGAATATATCATTAACTATCTATATAATAACAAAGAAGAAAATTCGTTCAAGAAGGTTCAGCTTTTAAAGAATTATAAAGAGCAACTAAATGTTGAAAGAAACGCTATCTGCCAGCAAAATCAAGACGCTTAAAGCGTGTTCTTGGCAATATTGGTGCAAGTATCATCTTAAGCTCCCTGACAAGACAAACAGTGGAGCTTTGAAAGGTGATACCGTGCATATTATTCTTGAATGTCTTGGCGCACAACGTCATAAAGCTCATTATGATAAAATCATAAAGAACAAAAAAACATTTTCATCTAAAGCTATAAAGCGTTTAATATACAAGCATATTAAAAGAAAAAAGCTTAACGAAGAAGAAGACTTAGATGATATTTGCGAAATGGTTCTTAAAGGATTATTCTATGATTTTTTTGGAAATCAGCACGGTGAACCTACTGAAGTTATCTCTGAAAAAGATTTTGAACTGGTAGTGCAACAAGATGATATTAATTATAAGATCAAAGGTTTTATAGATAAACTTTTCATATATGAAAAAGCTGGTCTTGTATTGATTCGTGACTTCAAAACAAATAAAAAGAAATACGAAGGCAAAGAAATATCAGATAATCTTCAGGATTATATGTATACTTTAGCCATTCGTAAGCTTTATCCTCATATAAAAAATATCAAGATGGAGTTTATATTTCTTAAACAAGATCTTGAAGATGGTGCTGTCATGGAAATGCAGCCAAAAAGCAAGTTTGAATTGATTGGCTTTGAACATGAATTAACTGGATATCAAAAGTATGCCGATACTTTTTCTAAATCTACTGCTGTTTCAAATATGGCGGCGAATCAAGGAATGCCAAAAGACGGCAGCTTCTCTGGAAAATTATTGTGCGGTTTTGCTAAACAACCAAATCAAATGAAAAAAGATGGAACTCCTATGTGGTATTGTACATACAAGTTCCCTTTTAGATATTTTGCTTTGTACGATAAAAATAAAGCTCTTATCAAAACAGCTTTTGATAAAAAAGATTTAGTAAAAATTCAAAAGCCTGATCAAAAAATAATTGCTGAAAATTATGCTGGATGCCCTTGTTGGCAAGAAGCTCCACCACCAGAACCAGTTGCCAAAAAGAAAGATGTTGATCACTTCGATCTTGACAGCTTCTAAGCTTCTGTTACTCTACGGTAGAAATGTTACCGTTGTTTAAATCGCACTACAGTATAGGTAAATCTATACTTACGCTTGACGATCCAAAAAAAGTTACTGAAAATGGATCAGATAGCATATTCAAGATCGCTAAAGACAATTCTCTAAAAAAGATAATCTTGGTAGAAGATTCTCTTGTCGGATTCTTTGAGGCTTATAAAAGATCAAAAGAGTTAGGCATAGATTTAATTTTTGGTTTGCGACTTTCTGTTAGAAACTCTTCTCTTGAAGATGATGCAAATTCTCAACATAAAGTAATTATTTTTTCTAAAACATCTAACGGATGCAAGCTTCTGAATAAAATCTATTCAAAAGCTTTCTGTGACTTTTCTGGTTTCCTAGATTCTCAGTCTCTCAAAGATATTTGGAGCGATAATGATCTAAAACTATGTATTCCATTTTATGACTCATTCATTCATGTGAATAACTTTTTGTTTGCCAACTGCGTTCCTGATTTTTCTTTTGCTAAACCAACCATGTTCATTGAGAGAAATAACATTTCTTTTGATTATCTGTTAGAGGCAAAGGTGAAAGAGTTTGCTTCAAATAATCAGTTAGAAACTCTTCTAGTTAAAACCATATATTATAACCAGAGAAAAGACGCAAAAGCTTTTCAAACTTATAAAATTATCTGCAATCGATCCATTGGTAAGGATCGCAATATGCAAAAACCAGAGTTGAATCATTTTTGTAGTAATGAATTCTGCTTTGAATCATGGAAGGAAAATCAAAATGTTACGCTTTAATAAAGAACAAAAGTATATTTGTTTCGATTTTGAAACTTGTCATCTAAATCTTTTAGATTTAGAAAATAAACCTTGGCAGCTTAGTTATATTATTGCTGAAGGAACTAATATTATTCATCAATCAGATAATTATATTAAATGGAATCCTCTCAATATGTCTCAGGATGCCATTACGATAACTCATTTTAGTTACGATAGATACAATTATCTAGCAAAAGATCCAGAACCTATTTTAAATGAATTTGAAAAGTATCTATTTGATCCCAGTTATTTAATTGTCGGACAAAATCTACTTGGATTTGACGTTTATATTCATAATATATACAGAAAGCTTCTTGGTAAGAACAGTGATTTCTCTTTTACTAATAGAATTCTTGACACAAATTGCCTAGCTAAAGCAATAAAAAAGAATCTAAAGTTCCAGAATAGAGATGAGTTGATTTACTGGCAATATAAACTAAACGACTTTAGAGAAAAAGGTTTGAAAACGAGCATCAAAGCTCAATTGAAGGAATACAAGATTGACTTCGATGAGAATATGCTTCACAATTCCATGTACGACGTTCAGATGAATTTCAAAATTTTTACCAA